AAAAGGTTAACGATAAGATGAAGGCCTTTCTAAAAGGTAAGAATGTTATGTTAACTATTGAGAATCCAATTAAGAGTGAAACGAAAAAACCGTTCATTCGGGTTCCCGCTAAGGAACAATGGAGGCACACTGGTAAGTTTATGATGAAGGATCGAAGTTGAGCAGTCTTAAAAAACTTGCAAACTCTATTCGTAGAGAAACATCCCCTGTACATAAGTTTGGTATATCCTTTCCGATTATCGAACAAGAGGTGTTTGTAGACAACCAACAACTCATAAAGGACATTAGTTCAGCAGGCCCTTTAAGTGCAGTGACACAGGCAAAGTGTTATCGTACTCGTTGGGATATGCAGTCTCACTACGAGAGTTTTTACAATCTGGGACAAATCGCAATCGAACTTGCGAAGATGAATTCCCTTGCAGGCAGAAGTAAACCTGATGGGACTCCTGATCCTATACCCTATGGTATTACGGAGAGTTGGGGGTTGATATATGAAAAGGGTAACTTTACCTCTGCACATTCACACTGGCCGTCTACGTGGGGGTTTGTGTATACCGTACAGGCGTGTTCTAACTGTTCTCCTCTGGTATTTGATCAGATGGAAGAACCAGTAGAGTTTACTCCTAAAACTGGACAGATGATCCTTTTTCCAGCATGGTTAAATCATTCTGTACCGAAACATACTTGTGACCATGAACGTATCAAGATAGCGGGTAATATTGATACTGCATGGGATTTTAAGAATCGGACGTACTATAATGAACTTTAGTCTACATCCTTACAATAAGGTTCCATTGTGGAAGAACCCTCATAATAAAACTTTCCATATGGATTTTCCTATCATTGAAGCAAACTATTCCACAGAAGCAGAAATATACAATGAGGGTATACGTATTATTCTGGATGAGATGGATGACGCTCATTCCAAGACCACCAATGTCAAGGCAAAGATGTCGGATTGGTATATGCATCAATATTATTCAGAGTTCTCTTGGGTATGCGAAAAGGCAATGAATCTTGCAGAAAGAAACTCTCCTCACCAAGTAGAATACAAAGTGTCCGACTGTTGGGGTGCAATATACAAGAAAGGTGATTGGACAAAGAAACATGATCACTGGCCGAATGTATGGAGTTTTGTGTATTATGTGGATTGTTGCGAGAATTGTTCTCCCCTTGTATTCAATGCACGGTATGGAATTGCACCCAAAATAGGAAAAATGATACTATTTCCAGCGTGGTTGGTACATAATGTACCCGAACAAACGTGTGATCATGACCGAATTATGGTCGCTGGAAACATTGGTTTGTCTAAATAAAATCTACCATGACCAAAAACTCAAATGAGCTACGTTACAGAGTAGTCCAGAGGGATGTTTTAGTTGATAACTTATCAAAAGAAGATGCCTTATACTATATCGCAAACTTAGAAGATCAAGGCGTTTTCAACTTAGAAATGGTAGAGTATTTTCCCGATGCAAATAGAATAGGCCGTAATCCAGACTTGCATTAAATCCTTATAAATACTTAAAAAGGATTATACAGTATGCAAGAAAATATGTTTATGGGTCAAGACGGATTCCAATGGTTCGTTGGAGTAGTTGAGGATCGTAATGATCCTGACAAAGCAGGGCGTGTGCGTGTTCGTTGTCTAGGTTATCATACAGACGATCTATCAAAAATCGCAACTACAGACTTACCGTGGGCAACTGTTATGATGCCTACTACCACCCCCTCTATGCATGGACTAGGTGAGACTCCGCATTTTCTTGTACAGGGATCATGGGTTATGGGTTTCTTTAGAGATAATGAACTCCAACAACCTGTAGTTATGGGTTCTCTGCCTGGATATAATACTCAATCTCCCGACAAGACCGTTGGATTTAATGATCCTGATGGGTTCTATCCTAACAAGACAGGATATAACGACATGAGTATGTTGGGTAGGGCTGCATCAGCAGAAGGTCATAAGTCACTAGAACTCCGAAGACGAAAAAGACAGACAGGTATTCCGATTGCAAATAGACCGAATGTAGGTAATGTAAGTGACACAGCAACCAACTATCAACCAGGCGTTGAACCTTTACACCCAGCAACTGGAAAATCTCTTGCACCAGAAAAACGATCAACATATGACGAACCACCCCCACGTAATTCCGCACCATCGTTTTATCCTTTCAACCATGTGCATGAAAGTGAGTCTGGACACGTACATGAGATAGATGATACACCTGGCGGTAGTCGTTTACTTAAACAACATAACACTGGAACCTTTGAAGAGATACTTCCCAATGGTTCTAGGGTTGTACATACAATGCATGATAACTTTGAAGTTGTATCTGGTAACTCTAACATCTTTATTAAAGCAAGAAAAGACCCAGCTGGAATTACTGAAGCAAAAGGAACTCTAACTCTTACAGTAGAGGGTGATATGAAACACCTAGTCAAAGGTGATTATATCATGGAAGTTGAGGGTGACTATTATCAGAAGATACACAAGAACCACTATGTAAAGGTCGGAGCGCAAGGACTAGATAATGGTGGAGGAAACAGAGAAGAAGAGATACTAGGTAGTCACGCTATAGTTATATCTAATGCGGTAAACTACACTACAGGAACCGCACCATCAGGGCCCAAAGAAGTTCGTATGATTATTGGTGGTAATATGTGGAGAGTTATTACAGGGTCAGATAAGAAACAAGTAAATGGTGGAGATTATGTATCGCAAGTTACGGAAGGTGATACTATCACGAGTTCGCATGGTAACATTATTATGTCCACCTCAAACCCAGGCATTGATGAGAATGGAAGACAGAGAGGACAAATAACCGCAAGTGCGGCTAACAAGTTAAATCTGAAGTCTGCAACTAGTATGAATTTACAAACTGACAATGATGGATTAAACATAAACGTAAGTGGTGTAGAGTTAACGGATAACGACTTGGAACAAACTACCGCAACTGGTTCTATATTCAATCTTACAGTTGCCGGTGCCGCAAACTGGAATAATACAGGATTGGTTACGGAGAACTTCTCCGCAAGTCAAGATACAAATATCACTGGTGCTCTTACGTTGGATACTACAACTACAATTAATACTACTGCTGGTACGATCTTTACGATCTACTCTGGTGGTGGTTCACCAAGTGCAACGAATAAGGTTGATATTAACCCAAGTTAAGGATAGAAAATGGCGTCATTTAAATTTGTGGTTGGTGGAGAAGTGGTTTCATATGATAGGTATGAAGATATACCAAATGACTTTGAACACGTTATAGAGTTTGTACCAGACTTACCAGAACCAGAAGGTGTAGATGAGGAAGGTAATCCTACAGGAGAACATACAGATGAACAACACGATCAAATGTTATGGTGGAACACAAGATTACAAAAATTAATGGAGAAAGAGCGTGCCCGCAGCAACTAGAATAGGAGATGCAGATGTACCACATTGTTCTGGAATGACCAGAGCGGTTGGTTCACCAAATGTTTTTGTTAATGATATTGCGTGGAGTAGACAGGGTGATGTTAACACTGTTCATCTACTTCCAGGCGCACCTTGTCCAGCACATGCAGCACCAATTGCAAGTGGTTCTTCCACTGTAAAGGTAAATGATGTAGGTGCTGGTAGAATTGGTGACGGAATTAGTGCATGTACTTCTGTCGCCGCTGGAAGCCCAGATACGTTTGCTGGGCCTTAGAAAGACCTTGAGTCGGAAAGAGAATAATAATATGAAAATTGAAAAAGAAAATTTTTGGGATACAATAGGAGATTGGACAGATACTAAATCTGAAACAAATTTTTTTGGAAATTCTATAGGGTTTCATGATAAAATACTAGAAGAAGCAAAAGCATATAATGGATGGTCACACACATTTGATGGAGAGAACTTTTCCGAAGAGTTGAGATACAACCTTACTACCTTGTCTGGTTCTACAATGGACAGATGGCCGTATCTATTAGAAGTTCAGTTCTCAAATACTAGAACAGAAGAAACAGAGAGAAACGGTATTGCGGAGGATGAAGAAATGGATTACTGGTGGGCAGTACCTAATAAAAAAGACTTTCCTACTGTGTATAAATTTATGGATCATTTTCCTAGATTTACAAATCCAGTGTTAAGTAAGTTGGGTGCTGGTCATCAAATTCTTCCGCATGATCATGGCCCTGCTAAACAGTTCTTATATAATATGTCACTTAATGAACCAGAGGGGTCTAGAACAGCGATATATCCTATAGGGGAGATTACTGTTAAACCTGGCGATATCTATAAACTTGATGTTCATAACTTACATGCTGTAAAAAATGGAAATGAAACTAGGTATCATATTTTATTTCAAGGAGGTCGATACTAATGGGACTACCCAAAATGCCTGCTGAATATGAGTTACCTAACCTATGTGGTGCAAACGCTGGGTTGGGTGACGTTCAGAAAAAAATAGATGAGGGAATTAAAAATTTAACAGATAGGATTGAATTTTCTGCAAGTGACATTAAAGCAAAATTAGATGTTGATGTTGCAGATTTTAAAGATAAACTATCTAAGTTAAAAATGCCCACTCTACCATCTTTACCAGATGTTAGTTTGCAATCTGAAATGACTAGTATTGCAAACATTGACACTTCTACTCTTGTAGGTAGATTACAGAAAGTAGCAAAAACACTTCAAACTAAAAATCTATTTGGAGATGCCCTTAAATCAAAGGGCATCGACTTTGATTCTACTTTGAAAGATGTAGAAGCTTCTATAGCAAGTGGTGGAGATGCATGTGCTGCCTGTAAAAACTTTATGGTTAAACAGGGTGGTAAATCTACTGATGTTGCGGAAAAACCTGCTAACACAATGACTGCTGATTTTCAAAGTCAGAAAGAAGAAGTATCTACCGTATCTACTCCCGCCACAGCGGAAGGTGTAGGACTTAAAAATATTTTTGGTTTCATGAGTGGGTCAACTCCTATATTGGGTGATACTCTGGGTAAGGCGATGAAGATTGTAGGTGAGGGTGGCCCTAACATGAATACAAAGTTGGAGGAATTAAATCAAGAAACTGAGGCTAAGATTAAGACACAGATGGAAGCAAATGGTATTCCAATCCATCCAGGCATAGTTAAAAATGAAAACGAATTAAATCAAAACAAATCTTTATTTACAGTTGACAAAGCAAAGGTTGACGCAAACCCAATTGCAAGAACAGATAGTAAGGAAAGTGCATTTAAAGCAGAGTCAGGAGCTCAGAAAACACTACAGGAAACTACTAATATAGAACTGCTCTATAATAAGTTAATGGATGATTTTAAATTAGCTCTTAATGAATCAGAAAAGAAATGGCAAAGACTCAATAATTTTAAAGAAAGGTGTATAAAAAAATATCCAGATAACATTGCTCCGAATGGAAAAGGAGATACAGTTTTAACACGCACAGCAAATCTAGAAGCATTTGAAAAATTGTTTCATCAGATAAGAGATTTTGATAAACAACTTACTGAAGATATTAAAGGTGAGGTTGATCAGGTTGATAGTGATGTTCGTAACCAGAATCAATTTTCCAATAATGCTGAATATATATTAGGAATACGGAGTGTATGGGAAACTAAATTTGCGGCCGCAATAGGGGCAGCTGAGGGTGTTGGTAAAAATATTGATGAAGTTTTTAAATCAACATTTGTAGATGGTAAAATTTTTGAAATAGCAACTCCAGCAGAAGGAGAACCTGGCGGGCCGATACCTAGTCCATATACAGCAATGAAACAACAAATAGAAGCTTTAATTATTGGACAAGGTAAAGACGGTTTTAAGATTGTTAAAGTTCTCTATGTAAAAACACATGCTAGTGGACTTACAGTAGCAGCGTTCGAAAATGAAAAGGGACAATCCTATAGAGTAATTGGCCCTAGTATTTTCAACAGACATACACGGATGGTGGGAATACGAAGACGCAAAAAGAAAGACCCAGTAACGTCAATAGTAAGTTCAGCTTTAAAACATAAGTTTGCTGGATCACCACCACCACATGATCAACAAGGATTTAACTTTAAATCATAAGGTTTTGTCTTATAAATAAAGGACAGGAGTATATAAATGGCAGGAGTACAACCATCACCCTCATCATCAAAGGCGTTTTTTGATGCACAGGCACATAACGATGCTGGTAGAAATTCTCGCCGGTTTAAAGACCTTGACCTGTTTTTCCAGAAAAAACCCGAAGGCAAAGATGTCAATAGGGTAACGGATGTACAGGCAGTTAAAAGATCAGTAAGAAATCTCATTTTAATGAACCATTACGAAAAACCTTTTCACCCAGAAATTGGGTCTGGTATTCGTGAAATGTTATTTGAGAATATGACTATACTGACAGCAGTTATACTAGGAAAGAAAGTTGAGGATGTGATAGAGAACTTTGAACCCAGAGCAAGACTTGTGGGAGTTCGTTCTTTACCAGATTTTGATCGTAATGCTTATTCAATGACATTAGAATTTTATGTCGTTAACACACCCACAGAATTAGTTACACTAGATGTAATGTTAGAGAGATTACGATAATGGCAACACAACAAAAACGAATGGATATATCAGAATTAGATTTTGATAATATTAAAGAAAATTTAAAAGTATTTCTTAGATCACAATCTGAATTTACTGATTATGACTTTGAGGGTTCTGGTATGAACATACTACTAGACACTCTTGCATATAACACACATTACCAAGCATTTAATGCAAACATGCTTGCAAACGAGATGTTCTTAGATAGTTCTTCTCTACGTTCTAGTGTAGTATCACATGCTAAAACTTTAGGATATGAACCTCGTTCAGTATCAGCTCCAACTGCAACGGTTAATATTATACTTAACAATGTATCTAATGCAACTAGAACATTATCTGCTGGGACGGTTTTTACCACTTCAGTAGACGGAGAAGATTATCAATTTGTTGTTATAGATGATGTAACAAAATCAAAACAAGCAAATAATATTGTCTTTAGAGATATAAAAATATATGAGGGTACGTTTGTAACACAAAGATATACAGTAGATAGTTCTGATGCAGACCAAAGGTTTGTTATTAATGATAATCGTGTAGACACCTCTACTCTTAAAGTTTCAGTACAAAATTCAGCTTCAGATACAACCACAACCACATATACAAAAGCAACAGATATTACAGAGTTAACAGACACAAGTAAAGTTTTCTTTTTACAAGAAGTAGAGTCGGGTAGGTTTGAAGTTTATTTCGGAGATGGTGTAGTTAGTTCTAGTATTTCTGATGGTAACATAGTTCTAATAAAATATGTCGCAACTAATGTAGAAGATGCAAATGGTGCTAATACTTTTGCATCTAGTGGTGCTATTGATGGAGAAACTTCTGTAACAATAACTACCATAGATTTTGCAGAAGGTGGAACTCAAAGAGAAAGTATTCCTTCTATTAAATTAAATGCACCTTTAGATTATGCATCTCAGGGACGATGTGTTACTGCAAATGATTATTCTGTATTTGCAAGAAAACTTTTTCCGCAAACTAAATCAGTAAGTGTATTTGGTGGAGAAAATGGTTCATTCGATTCAAGTCTAGGTGTAGTCTCTACTCAAGAATTTGGTAAAGTTTTTATCTCTATTCGATCAACTACTGGTAACAACCTTACAATAACACAAAAAGATAACTTAGTTTCCGATCTACAAAAATTTAATGTCGCTTCAATTACTCCAGTTATCATTGATCCAGAAGTTACGGATATTATTATGGAAAGTGTTTTTCAATTTAATTCATCACAAACTACAAAGTCAAGAGAAACTTTGGTTACTGAAGTAACAAATATTATATCAAACTATAATGAAAACACATTAAATGATTTTAATAAAATGTTTAGATACTCTGAACTAACTGGTCTTATTGATGATAATGACACATCAATTTTAAACAACGGTGCTAAAATTTATTTGGCAAAAGAAATTAGTCCAACAATAGGCACAGCTGAATCACATGATTTAAATTTTAATAACCCATTCTTTTATCCACACCAAGGACACTCTGGAAGTCTTGGTGGTGTTGTTGCTTCTACAGGATTTAAAGTAAGTGGAGATGCGACAAATGTGCAGTTCTTTGATGAGGATGGTAAAGGAAATTTAAGAAGGTTTTATTTAGTTGGAACCACAAGAACATATGTTGACAATTCAGCTGGTGTTATTAATTATGATGAAGGAACAATTAAAGTTAATAGTATTAACCTTACAAGTATTGATGATGTTGACGGAGTGAATTCTACATCTATTAGATTTGTTATTGTTCCAAGGTCTAAAGATATTAAAGCAGTTAGAAATCAATTATTAAATATAGATTTACAAAACACTACAGTCGTAGGAAAAGTTGATACTATTTCTGTAGGACAGGCAGGGGCTGCATCTACATTTGCAACAACACCAACTATGCCTAATGCATCACAGAGTTTTTAACAAATGGCACCTTTTGACGGTAAACTAGATTCAAAACTTTCTCCGCTTATTGAAGGACAAGTTCCTGATTTTGTTCAAGCGGATCATCCTAAGTATGTTCAATTTCTAAAAAGTTATTACAAATTTTTAGAAGCAGCAGAAATTACTTTGACCCTTACCATAGACAGTATTCGTATGGAGACTGTTTCTTCAAACCATATTCTTGTTGAAGGTGATGATGGTGATCGTGGTGATAGGATTAATACTGAAAGTGGAACAGGGACTACAGGTAAGTTTGAAATAGGAGAGACTATTACAGGTAGTACATCTAAAGCAACTGCTGAAGTTCTTGTAGATGACCTTGGTAAAAATAAAAGATTATTTATTTCTTCTCAACAAAAATTTGAAATTGGTGAAACTATTACAGGCGGAACTTCTGGTTCAACTGCAACTCTAGATAAGTATCGTGCAAATCCTGTACAAAACATTCAACAGTTAATGGAATATGTTAATACGGATAATACCACAACTGAATTTATTAACGAAATGTTTAATATGTACATGGAGTCCATTCCAAAAACACTTGCGTCTGGTACTTCAAAACGAGATTTAATTAAAAATATTAAAGACTTGTATGCATCAAAGGGTTCATCTGAAGCAACAAAATTATTCCTAAGATTGATGTTTGATGAACAAGCAGAAATTATTTATCCTAACAAGTTTATGTTGAAGGCATCAAAAGGTAATTGGTCACAACCAACTATTATGAGACTTGCCGCCAATGGTGGTTCTGATGCGAATGATATAGTAGGACAAACAATTACAGGAGTTACTTCTGGTGCAACAAGTGTTGTATTAGATTCAATTGTATTTTCACAAGGTTCTATTTCAGTATCACAAATTGAGGTTGATCCAGACTTAACTACTGGAACATTTCAAACAGGAGAGACAGTAACAGTAACTTCTAATACAGCAGATAGTATTATGTCTTTTGTAATAAAATCTTTTATTACAGGTTCTACTATTGATCGTTCTGGAATTTTATACAAACCAAATGATGCTTTAAATACAGATGTTACTGTAGGTAACGGTAGAGCTGATATAGAAGTTGAAGAAATTTCTTCTGGTGGTATAAGTGAAGTTATTATTGACGATAGGGGTCAGGATTATAAGATTGGTGATACCTTAACATTTACTCCTAATGTTTTAGATACGAATGTTTCTGCCCCTTCAGCGGTTGTTTCTGCTGTAGGTGGCACAATCTTGTTAGAGGATACTATTGGTAATGATGATTTCTTAACATTGGAAAATAATACAGTAACGTCTTTACCACATCCATTTATTCAATTTGAAGATGGGGATAGGTTTGCATTGAACGGTACTAATGGTGCCTCATTAAATGCAGACTTTAATATGTTAATGGAAGATGCAACTCCTCGTAATATTGTTGGTGATGTATATGGAACAGATAATGATCGTTTTATTATTGAGGAAGGAACAGCAGATACTATTGGAGAATTGTCTAGAATTATATTGACAGGTGTAGGTAATGGTTTTACTAGACTACCTAGTGCAACAGTAACTAGTGTTAAAGGTGCAAGTGGAAAAGTAGTTGTTACTACAAAAGATATTGGTAAGATTGAATCAGTTAAAGTCAAAGATGGTGGGTTTGATTATCCTTCTTCTCCCACAACGAAGGCAAACACTCAATTTATACTTAAAGATGTAACTGGTACTTTTGTTACGTCAAATACATTAACTACACATACTGGTACTGTAAAAAGTTATGATGGAACAACCCAACACCTTGAAGTAGATTTTGAAAATGTTGAAAGAATAAAAGTTGAAGCAGAAGCAACAGTTAATGAAAACATAGAATTAGAACAAGGCACACCTACTGCTGAAAGATTTTATTTAGATAATACTTTAGATTCCGATGGAGATAATATTTCTTTAGAAGATGGTCAGGGTGTTTTAAAATCTGATGCTATAAGAACTATGGGTGGTCAAATAACATTGCAGAATGTTGGTAATGTTAATCAGAAAATGGAACTAGAAGAAAAACGTGGTGATGCTAGTCTATCAGACTTGTTTGGTTATGGTTCCGTAGAAGCAAGAACAAGAACACCAGCTGGTGAACCAATTCCAGTAGATGAATTTGTTATACCTGATTTAGCACAAAGAGGAAATCTATTTAAGTTAGAAGGTAGTGTTGTAGGAGGTTCTATTCTTATTGACTCTACGGATGGTAGTGCAGATGCTGGAGATGAAATTCTTTTAGATGGTACTGATGGTTCAAGTTCAAACGCTGGTAGTAAAGTTATACAATTTTCTGATGATGAAGGGGATAATATACTTTATGAAAATGAACCAGCAATACCACACATACAACAAAGGTTTAGTAAGTTTGCATTAGATGGTACTTTGAAACAAAGGTCTACTCCTTCTGGTTGGTTACCAGATGACGGAAGTTTATCTGGTGGTGAAACTTTATATGAAAATCAAGGTGGGTTTAGAGTTTCGGATGAAACGGATGGTATACTTCTAGAAGACTCAATAGCAGATGCAACATATAACACTAAAGAATTTCTTATATTAGAAGATGGTGATCTTTATGTATTTTATGAAGAGAAGGTTATTAATCATCAAAACACTCCAGATGCAAGGTTAATGGATGAAGAAAATGGTGGTTTCATTCTTGAAAAAAGTCGCCCAGATATTTTAGTTGACGATAATTCTTTTGTTACATTAGATAATAATTTAAATGACGCTTCTGTAAATCTCTTTAATATAGTTTTAGAGGGAGATACAGGATTTCTTATCAATGAAGATTTCGGTAATAATTTAAGACAAGAGGGTGAAGGTCTTCATATGGGTGATCTTCTACTTCATGAACCCGAAGACAATGATGTTAATCAAAAACTTATTTTGGATGGTACTGATAGTTCTAGTTCTCATGGTGGAGATAACATTATTTCGGAAAGTTTTCCAGATATGGATGGAGTAACAATAACTGATACTGGAGGTGCTACAGGAACAGTTGTTGATTTTGGATTTGCAAATGTTGTTCCCACATTAGGTGTTGATTCAGAACTTACTGGTTTCTATAGAAATACAGATCACCATCTTAGTGATGGTGTTATTAGATTGCAAGATTCATTTTTCTATCAAGATTTTTCTTATGAAATAAGAATAGGACAATCTATAGAAAATTATATGAATGAACTCAAAAAAGCAGTACACCCAGCTGGGTTTGCAGTTTTTGGTAGAGTTACCTTAGCATCATTGATTACTGCAAACATACAAGTTCCTACTGCTGGTGGAGTAAGTGCATTTACTGCTGATACAGACACGTTCAGTCCAGCATTAGCATCTACATTAGAAAATATATTTCAAATTGAAATTCCAAGACGATTGCAAGCAACTAAAACTCCTTTAAAACAAGGTGACTTATTTGCAAAAATAGAAGTTGAGACTGCTGTTGATTCTGGCCCAGATGCAAACATAATACATGAACAAACTGGTGAAGCAATATCATTAGAGATTGCAGCTGGTGTACCGAATGAAGGTCATGACCTTTCATTAATTAAAACTGCAAAAGTTACTATTGGTTTGCCTGCACCAAATTTTAGAACTAAGGCAGGATCACACTCTGGTCTTCCTTTGTTTGCTACAGTACAAGTAATTGCTAACGGTATTGAGATGGAAGATGGTACAAGAACATTCACTCCTACTATTTCTAGGGATAGAATTCTTCTTGATGGTACACTGTCGGGTGGTGGTACTGTAGTTGAAGATGGTGAGTTGCTTGAGTTAGAAAATGGTACTGTTAATAATGCAGATGAGGACAGTGGTATATCTCTTGATGATTTACAGTTTAGAAGGAATGATACTTTTGTTCTAGAACAATCCGCAACATTTAATGAGACAATAGAACTTGAGTATGCTACAGAAATAACAGAAGGAAGAAATACTGCACCCAATCAATTAATCTTAGATGGTACTGATGGTAGTTCTACTAATGCTGGTGATCATTTACTGCATGAGGACTCGACAACTTCATTCGGAGATAACTTTATACAGGAAGGTGATAGCACACCACTGGTAACAGAAGACATTCTAAATGGTGAAATTACTATTGAAGAGATTGTCAGAAGTAGTCTTATATCTTTAGAAGGTAAAGGAAAAGAAGATGATACCAATGATGATCATATACTTAGTGAACAAAGTATGGAAGTTGGAGACATTCTACAAGAAATAGGATTTGAGTTATTATTAAATGAAGATGGGGATAGATTTGATCTAGAAGATGATTCTGGTAAAATTATTAGAGAATTTGGGGAAGATGGTGGTTTTGGTCAGAAAATGATCGTAGAAGATGCTACTACACCACAAAGAGGTGGAAAACTTACCTTAGATCATCAAAACATAGAAATGGATGATGCAAGTAATGTTACTATACCGGCAATAAACTTTAGTGAAACTAACTTCCCTCGTTTTACAAGACCAGTAGAGATTAGTCAGTCTGCTCATGGTATCATTGCATTACAGGACGAAAGAGAAGTAACGAATATAGTTATGAATGGTACGGATGGTAGTTCTACTAATGCTGGAGATAACATTCTTTCAGAGAGAGATAGCGACAATATGGTAATGGAAGAAGCTGCATCTAGAATACTAGATCAACACAATCCAGGCTTTGCACAGTTAGATGGTACAGATGGTAGTGGTACTAATGCTGGAGACTATATATCATTTGAAATAGGCACAAGACCTCCATTTGTTTATCCACTATTTTCTACTGGTGATCTTGCTGCAACATATGATGCAACAACATTAACTTTCGATACAACACAACAAACATACGATGCTACTGTGTAAGTGTTATAAATAAAAGAAATAAGGAGTAATCATGGTAAAACAAGCAGTAGGACTAGGTTCCGAAGCGAATGACGGTACTGGTGATAACCTACGAGTAGGAATGGATAAAGTTAATGATAACTTTAACGAAATCTATACTGCAATAGGAAGTGGTACTGCTATTGCTAGTGGAATTAGTGCAGATGCAACAACAATAACCCTTGCTGCACCAACAATCACAGGAGCAGTTGGTGGTACGCAAACTTCTGCTACGATTACTACTCTCGCAACAACTACGGTAAACGGTACTACATTAAATGGTGGAACTCTCGCACTTGCAGCTGGGTCTATTACAGACAGTTCTGGTGCAATTTCTTTTGGAGATGAAAACCTAACAACTACAGGAACACTTGCAGTCGGTGCTATAACAACTACCGCAACAATGCTTGTTAATACAGCAGTTTCTAGTGGAACAGTTAATGTAGCAACAATTGAAGGTACTGCTGATGGAAGTGAAACAACTCTAGATGTTACTGATCCCACTGGTGACCGTACTATCACGTTTCCTGATACAACTGGAAC